AGAAGCAGAATACAATAAGTATGTTGGTAAGATTATGAAGATTGACTTCTCCGCTATTTATGATGGTGTTGATAACTTAGAGGCAGAAGGAGACAAGTACTGCACCACAGACGTTTGTGAAATGCCTCAGATTACCACATCCGATATTATGGATAAAGAAACAACTATGGTATAATCTAATTGGAGCAGAACCTCCAACGTGGTTAGGATAGGTCTCTGCGGAGTCAGCCCCCTACAGGGGGCTTTCTCTGTGGTATAATGGATTTATGGCAGATCAAGCACTCAACCTGTACGCTTCCAAACTTTTTGGCGAGCACCCTATTGCCATTTGGCCCTTGGACAGCGTTGACGAATTTGAAGAAAGCCCTCAGTATTCTTCTACAACTGACCCTGCCATTGTTAGTAAGGGAGAAAAGTACGGTCTGCCCCTTGTGTATGGCTCCCAGAAATCAATCGCTATTTCACCAGGGCAGAGTGGTAATATTATCGTAACACAGGATAGAACATGGGACAGGGTAAAGGTACATAGCGACTCAGGAAGATCAGTAGACTGGGACTATTGGGAATCAGAGACATATGACACCTTGCGATACGAAGACATTTTGGTTATTGACTTAGGTGAGGCAGCAATCAAGCATCCCTCATATGGTATGTACTCTAATGATGGAAAGTACAATTCCTACACAGCAGAATTTTGGATTCGAATAGATCCACGAGTACAGATTGCTCGTAAGATTTGGGGCACACTCTACACTCTTGACGGCATCTGGGTAAATGACTCATACATAACATTAGTTATTGGCAATCAGCATCAGTCATATGCTATTGAAAACTGGTATCGACCTATGATTGTCAATGTTACTTACACACCAGAGCAATCACGAATGCTAATTAACGGACAAGAGGTTGCCTCTATCTATCACGATCCAACAACTTTAGACTTTTCTGCTATTGCGGAGGAATACAATGACAAGCAAGGTTGGCTTGGATTCTCATCCTACCCCAACATTGATACATATGAGATTGACGCAGTATCTCTGTTCCCCTACGTTGTTCCTGACGATGTTTGTAAGCGTAGGTTTGTGTGGGGGCAAGGTGTGTCAAACGGACTCAACTTCTCTTCATTCTTCCAGACCACTTCTGTTTACTTTGACTATTCTTTCGCTGACTACAGCACCAACATTATCTATCCAGATTTGAACAACTGGGATCAAGGATACATGGATGGTTTGATTACCACAAGGTCATCTCTAAAGTCCCCCAACTACAATCTTCCTGAGATTTATGCCAAGGGTAGAAACTTAGACAACCTTTATCTAGAGAATCAGTTCAATAACACAAACGTAGATGAACCAGGATTTTCATTTAGACCAGAGTTTGATTACGACCAACCATCATATTTCTACTTCTCTGGTATTGAGACTTTGACAAGTCCAGTACAAAGCATTTATGGTGTATTTGAGAAGCAATGGTATGAGGATAGTACCGAACCACAATGTCTTATGCTCTTCCGCAAAAGATATTCTTCTGATGAGTTTAGGATAGTGATTGAGGGTAATCAAGTAACTTACTACTACAACGAAATATCAAAGAAGACATTCAGCGTAAAAGATAATGAGATGTTCAATGTAGGGATCGACTTGTCAGCATTAGTAAAAAGTGATGTTGACCTAAAACTATTCTTTTTAGATACAAGCACAGTAGAACTGTATGTTGGTGGAGATGGTGTTCAAACATTCTCAGGTCTCATCTATCGTGTTGGATTCTCCGACTCATCTAATATGGCAAGAAATGAAACGGCAGAGAAGTACACGGATGGATACGCTAATGAAGAAGACAATTTTATCTACGACTATGCCACATACACACTACGACCATTCGTAAGGTACGGCAGATTCTATCTTGACGTTGCTTCCAGCGGGTACTGGGAAGATTCAATTCCATTGTCATTCTTAGGAAAGAACATTGTATTAGAAGATGGCACAACAAAGGGAGAGTTGGATTTCTTCCAGATCAACATGGGTTATGATGGTGACTTTACTATTGTCAACGATTACTACGACTTTTCTGGATCAGAGATGAATGCCTACGTTACATTCCAACCACTAAATTCACAGGTAGACAAGCCTTTGCGTGAGTTTGTCAACACGGAAAAACTCTCAATCAATAAGATACATGACGTATCCTCCCTAACACCCGTTGATTTGCTTGACACAAAGTTTTCTATCACAGACGGATGTGTGATTATCCCACCCGCTGCTTATGATAAATGGAAGGTAGTTGTTTACTTTGTAGTAAACGCAGAGGGAATCATTGGATCTCCGTTTGCCATGAAGAGTCTTGAGTTTGCTTCTCAGGCAAATGAGAATGAGGCAGAAGTAGGAACACGATTTGGAGTTCCTGTTTATTCAGAAAACAGGTTTGTCTCATACAAAGAAAATAACCCCTACCTCTACCTAACAAAGAATAGCGGTATTGAGCCACTTGACGGTCCTTGCTATGTGAACATTAACGAAAACGCATCTTACCCCTACCCCGTAGGAAGTATTAATCTATTCGTCAAACCTACTCCACAATTAGATACAACAAAGACTTTATTCTACATACAATCAAAATCAGGAAGGTTTGATTTTGTTTACAGCGGAAAAGGGTGGACAATACAAAAAGACGGGCTTCCCGTAGAATACCTTAGTCTCTACCAAGATGGTGAGTTAGTTTCAGAAATAACACTAGAAGATGAACGGTGGGTAATGATTGGCATTGAGGCAGGTGAGCCCCTTGACTTTGACGCATATCGTTATGGTAAGATGGTTTTCGATGTTGGGGCGGTATATCAAAACATCTCTATTTCAGCACTAGCATCAACACAAGTAGAGTCCACAGCAATCATTCGTACATGGGGAGATCTAAAGATCCAGAACTGGGTTGACTGGGAGAATGACATATCTATTCCAACTTATCAGGATCTTATTTCTTCTCGCTCTTACATTCAGTATCCAGTTGGACCAGATCAAATCTTCCGAATCTTTACAGGAAGCAACTCAGCACTTGTAGGTATGGATGATCTATCTACTGAAATCATTGGTGATAAGTGGACATTATGGACTGGCGTAGAGTGGAATGCCTATAGCCTCGTTTCATCGTAGAGTATGGTATAATAGTGATATGGCAAACACAAAGCGAGCAAGCAATCCATTTAAAGGTATGAAGAAGCCCAAAATAAGCGTCGTAGAAGAGAATCCTGGTTGGGGTTTGTACGCATGGCGTAAAGAGAACGGTCAGTTGTTTATGGACGACGATCACAATCTACTCAACATCCCATCACGCTATGGCGACATAACCAAGATGGAGCAAATCAGGAAGGCAGCAGCACACTACGGAGAGCCAGAGGGAAAGCCAGAGTTTATTCCAGGCGTACAACGCACCACAGACGAAGGGTACTCAGAGCAAGTCAATCGAATGAAGGAAGGTATGCTTCCAACTATGAATGACTTTGGTGCTGTTATGGACGCAAAGAAGGCGGCAGGGATGCAAGATGGTTAATATCGTAGCAAAGACATTTGACTTTGACCCAGAGGGACCAGCATTTGAAGACCCATTCCAAAAGTCTTGGGACGAAGTAAAAGAGATGCGTGGCCTTGATACAAACTTTAAGCGTCGTACAACCCGTATGGTCAAAGGGTATGAAGAAGATGCCAAGGCACGACCAACAGGGAAAGACGATGCAGGACGCAAGTCTATTGCTTCTCGTCAAGGCAAGGGGTATGCCACCTTTGATGTTATTCAACCACCTTATGATATGGTAGAACTAGCAAACTTCTATGACTCTAACTTTGCTAATCACGCTGCTATTGATGCTAAGGTAGAAAACATCGTTGGTCTTGGTTATGACTGGAAGATGACTTCTGCCACTATGCAAAAGGTAGAAGAAGAGACAGGTGAGAAACTAGACTTTATTCATCGTAAGATTGAACGGCTCAAAGCAACCATGGAAGATTGGCTAGAAAGCCTAAACAATGATTCTACCTTCACAGGAACTATGGAGAAGGTGTACACAGACATGCTTGCCACAGGCAACGGGTACTTAGAGGTTGGTAGAACCACAACAGGAGAGATTGGTTACCTTGGACACGTTCCAGCACCTACAATGCGTGTGCGTCGTATCCACGATGGTTACATCCAGATCGTAGCAGACAAGGTTGTGTATTTCAGAAAGTTCGGGGCAACGAATCCAAACCCCGTAACCAATGATCCACGCCCTAATGAAATCATTCACTTCAAGGAATACTCACCCCTCAATACTTACTACGGCATCCCTGATGTTATTTCTGCTTTGCAGGCAATCAAGGGTGACCAATTTGCTTCTCAATACAACATTGATTAC